CTCGGGAAGATTTTCCCTGAAAATGGCTCGACTAGGCACTATCTGGCTTGACCGGACAAAATATGACTGAATCTACTGAGATAGCCCGAATTCGGGACGAATCGGCTTACCGAGGTGTGCCAAACCCTCGAATCCACACAAAACTGACCGATTATCCCTCTCACGGCGAGGCAATGATCCGATTCTGCGAGGAAATTGGCTTCGAACTGCTTCCTTGGCAACAATGGCTGGCTCATCACTCGCTGAAATACAAACCCGACGGCCGCTGGGCTCATCCAGTTGTTACCCTTCTCTGCGCTCGGCAACAGGGCAAATCGACGTTTATGGCCTTACAAATCTTGTTTAGAATCTATGTATTGAAAGAGAAGTTACAAGTCCATACAGCTCACAAACTGACGACTTCGGCCGAATTGTTCTACAAAATTTACGGCATTATTGAGCAAAGTCCAAGATTGGCCGCTGAATTTACTAAGAAGCTGGAAAGTAAAGGATTTCAGGAACTTCAATTTACAGAAGGCCGACGTTATATTGTCCGAGCCAATAACTCAGCCGGCCGCGGTATCGCCGCCCCTGAAACTATCCACTTAGACGAGGCTCGCGAATATAAAGACGAGGATGTCTGGTCAGCCTTGCGTTATACCCAGATGGCCAGCCCAAATCCTCAAATATGGGTCTATTCAAATGCTGGCGATCAGCACTCAATCGTTCTCAACAAGTTGCGCGAAAGAGCACTAGCCGCAATTCACGGCGGCTCCGATGACATTGGCTGGTTCGAATGGTCTGCGCCTCACGGCATCAAATTCGATAACTCACCGGACTTCTGGCTAGGTGTCTGCCAAGCTAATCCGTCACTCGGCTACACAGTCCATCCCGATAACATTCGAGCGGTCTTATCAGACCCCGAAGACATTGTGCGCACAGAGGTTTTATGTCAATGGGTCGATACGATAAACCCAGTTATCAATGCTTCACAATGGGACGCTTGTAAAGTTGAGGGACTTCGACTCAACCCTGAAGCGGATACTTGGCTTGCTATCGATCTAAGTCCGGACAGAAAACAAGCCGCTTTAGTTGCCAGCCAAAAACTCGAAGGCGACCAATTCCAAGTCATCCTTCTTCAGACTTGGCACAATCCGCAGAACTTGGACGATAAAGCCTTGGCTAATGACCTAGCCGACTGGGTGCGTAAATATCCGGTTCAACTGGTGGCTTACTCAGCTCGAACCGCGTCAGCGGTCGCGGCTAGATTGGCTCCTGCTGGAATTAGGACTCAACCCATCGATGGTCTAGATTATGCTCAAAGTTGCGATGAACTCCTAGGTGCTATTTCATCTCAGCGGTTAGCCCACTCGGGACAGGACGAGCTAACTAAACAATGCCTATCCGCTGTCAAATTACCTTATGGGGACGGCGCTTGGGTAATGGGTCGGAAAGTCAGTAACGCGGTTATTTGTGGCGCGGTCGCTTCGGCGATGGCGACTCACTTCGCCACTAAGTCCAACGATGGCGTCGATATTGTGATTATGTAACATACGCGCCTTACAATATTAGGCAAATGGGTGCTATCCGCGATTTTCTATTTCCACAAGTGACGTCAGCGAAGCCTGAAAAGGTAAGCGACGTTACAGCCGCACTAACTCCGGTTCAGATTAGCGATTCCGTTTATAACATTCTCGGCGGCGCAACAAATACCACTCGCCAGTTAGCGATGAGCGTTCCGTCCGTTGCTCGCGCTAGAAATATTATCTGCGGAACTATCGGCTCATTACCTCTCACAACTTTCAATCGCATCACCGGACAATATGTTGATCCGCATCGCGTTATCAATCAACCAGACCCTCGAGTTGCTGGATTCGTTATCTATAATTGGCTCGCTGAAGATATTTGGCTTTATGGCGTCGGTTACGGTCAAGTTCTCGAAATGTATTCCTCAACCGATGGAGGACGCGTTAGAGCTTGGACTCGCATAAGTCCAGACCGCGTCACAGTCGACACAAATTACAAAAATACAGAAATTACGGGCTACAAAGTCGATGGCATTGCTGTTCCTATTATGGGCGTCGGTTCTATTATTCGTTTTGATGGTCCAGATGAAGGATTACTTCATAGAGCTGGCAAAACAATTAGCGCAGCTGTTTATCTAGAAAACGCCGCAGTCAATTACGCCAAAGAGCCAGCCCCTTCAATGATTTTGAAATCTAATGGCACAAACCTAACTGCGGAAAGAGTCTCGTCACTTCTTTCAGCTTGGCGAACTGCCCGACAGACTCGCTCGACTGCGTTCCTCAATGCGGACGTTGATTTGAAAGAATTTGGTTATGATCCTAAGTCGCTACAACTTGCTGAGGCTAGACAATACGTCGCCCTCGAGTTGGCTCGCGCTTGTGGAATCCCAGCCTACTTCTTGAGCGCCGAAACTACTTCTATGACTTATTCGAACGCAGTATCAGAGCGGCGCTCACTTGTTGATTTCTCTCTTCGCCCAATTTTGAAGGCGATTGAAGAAAGACTTTCATTGCCGGACTTCGTACCTAATCCGGTAATGACGCGCTTCGCACTTGACGATTTCCTTCGCGGTAACGCCTTGGAACGCGCTCAGGTTTATGAAATCCTGAACCGAATTGGCGCGATGAGCGTTGAGCAGATTCAACGAGAGGAAGACCTAATCCCAAATGAAAATTAGTATGCCGATGGTCGTTACTGCGGCCGATACTGTAAAGCGCACAATCAGCGGAACTATTGTGACTTGGAACGAGAAGGGCAACACTTCAGTTGGCCCGACTGTGTTCGCTAATGATTCAATCGAAATGAAGCCAGTGAAATTGCTTCTTGAGCACGACCGCACACGTCCGATTGGCAAATTGCTATCTCACGAAGTTACTTCAAACGGAATTGTGGCAACGTTCAAAATCGCCAACACTATGGCCGGAGAAGACGCGTTGATTGAGGCCACAGAAGGTCTTCGCGATGGTTTCAGCGTTGGCGCACAAATCAACGAATGGACAAACGTCAAAGGCGTTATGCAAATTACTTCCGCGACGCTTGATGAAGTGTCACTGGTTACAGATCCAGCAATCGATTCCGCTCGAGTTAGCGAAGTCGCCGCTTCAGAGAATGAAGCACCTAAAGAAGATTCTGCTCCGGCAACCGCTGAAGCAGACAACCCAACCGAAGGAGAACAAGTGTCAGACACTACCGTTCCAGCTCCTGCCGAAGAAACGGTAGAAGCTGCCAAGGTGGAAGCCGCTGCGCCTAAGCCAGCGTTTTACACCGCTCCTCGCCTAGAGTTCACAAAGGCGAAATACCTTGAGAACAGCGTTCGCGCTGCTCTTGGTGATGACAATGCACGTCAGTACGTCCGCGCTGCAGATGACACCACCGTCAATAACGCAGGCTTGATTCCAACACCACAGCTTGCTGAAATCATCAATCCGCTTTCAAATGCAGATCGCGGTTCCATCGATGCAATTAGCCGCGGAGTTCTTCCTGCTGCTGGTATGACATTCGAAATTCCTAAGATCACAGCAGTTCCAACAGTTGCGGAAGTTGCTGAAGAAGGCGCAATCGGCGAGACTGGAATGACAAACTCATTCTTGTCAGTAGCAGTCAAGAAGTTTGCTGGCGGTCAGGAATTCTCGGTAGAACTTCTAGATCGTTCTTCACCATTGTTCTTTGAGGAACTTGTCCGTCAGATGGAATTTGCTTACGCAAAGGAAACCGACAAGTACGTCACTAACCTCATCATTTCATCCGGACAACTTGCACCAACAGCACAGGACAACACCGCAGCTGGCCTTCTAGGTTATGTTGCTCAAGCCGCTGCTGAGGTATATGAGAACAGCCTTGGATTCGCTCGCTCACTCGTAGTTTCGCCAGAACAATGGGCCAACATTATGAGTTACAACGACAATGGACGTCCTATCTACACAGCGACAGCACCATCAAACGCTGGTGGAGCAGTAAGCCCACAGTCACTCCGCGGAAACGTTGCAGGTCTCGACTTGTACGTATCTCGCTCACTCTCTGCATTGACCTACACCACAGGTGATGGCTCAATGTTCGTCGTAAATCCAGAGTCCTACACTTGGTACGAATCACCACGATTCCAGCTTCGCGCTGACATTGTTGGTACCGGACAAGTCAAGGTCGCTTACTACGGATACGGCGCACTCGCTGTCAAGGTGGCTAACGGATCCTGCCACTTCAACAAGAACTAGGAAACTAGATAGTGACGGCCAGTCCGCTCCCGAGCTGGCCTGTCACCCCTAAGAACGAAAGGAAGGCGAGATGCCAACAATAGTCACGGCCACAGAGCTAAGAACCATTCTTGGCGTCTCGTCATCCCTCTATAACGACGCGTACCTAAACGACATCATCGACACCTCGGAGAATCTAATTCTTCCGATGCTTGTCACTTTTCAAAGCAAAATCAACAAAGTCAAACTAGAAGATAACGTTGCATACTTTGAGACCGCAACAATTCACGAATTTACTCAAGGGCAATCCGTCATCATTACTGGATGCGGTTCGCCATTCAACGGAACTCACACAGTAACCGACGACGAAATTACCGAATATGTATTTACCGCCGCAATCACAAATGCTGACATACTGGAAAAGAACATTATCCCAGCAGGAAACGCTGCTCTCTCTGGCCTCACAACCTACGTCGGAAACCCTAACGTCGAGTCTGCGGTATTGGCTATCTCTGTCGAAATCTTTCAAGCTCGCACAGCCTCCGGCGGATCAATCGAAGGAATCGATTTCGCAGTAACACCTTACCGCCTCTCTAAGAATCTTCTCGCCAAAGTAACTGGTCTTCTTGGCCCTTATCTCGACGTCGAAGCGATGGTCGGATAATGCCAATCTCGACCGACGTTCGAGGCGCAATCAAGACAGCACTTTCAACTTTGAGTGCCAACGTTTATGATTCCGTTCCTGAAACACCCATCGTTCCGGCTATTGTGATAGTTCCGGACTCTCCTTATATGGAATTGGAAGTTCTGGGCAAAGTAACAACCCGAGTCAAATTGAATTACACCATCACAGCTTGCGTTGCCTATTTCAGCAACCCAGCCGCTCTAGATAACTTAGAGCAACTAACACTAGGTATTCTTGGCAAGCTCAACGCTTCCAAGTATGAGTTATCAGTCGTCGAAAGACCGACTGTGACTGAAGTGGGAACGACTACCCTGCTCGTTTCCGATATTCGCTTGAGCGTCCGCTACGAGCAAACCGCATAGGAGACCCAATGAGCACAACAATCATTACAGGGCGCGATGTGACCTTCACACTTGATACGAAGCCATATGACGCTCAAACAACTTCAGCCACCCTTTCGGCTGAGACAATTATCGAGACCTATCAAACTCTTGATGGTCGCGCATACAAGTCTGTTGATAAGCAATGGACATTCACAATCGAACTTCTCCAAGACTGGGGCGCAAACCCTTCCTACGGATCATTGTTCGAGTCAATGTGGGCAAATGCTGAGACCGCGCCAAACGCAACTGTTGCTGTGTCCTTCACAGCGGCTTCCGGTGCTACTTTCTCATTCCAAGTATTGCCAATCTTCCCAAGCGCAGGTGGAGCCGCTCCTGGAGCACTCACCGATACTTGGACTTTGACTGTCGTCGGACAGCCTTCAGAATCTTTCAGCTAATAGATCGGAGCATCGGGAGCAATGAAATTACAAATTACAATCAAATATAGTCACGGCGAGGAAGTCACTTACACCGCTGGCCTACCAGAATGGGCCAAATGGGAACGTAAGACTGGCAAATCGATTTATTCGATGAAGGATATTTCGGCTTATCAGCAAGCGGACTTCCTCGACTTGGCTTACTTCGCTTACAAGCGCGAAGCGGCAGGAAAACCGACTAAGTCTCAGGAAATCTGGGAGTTATCGGTAGAAGAAATGACGATTGGAGATGAAAGCCCAAAAGCTACGAGTCCGGAAGCATAAATCGCCTTATCGTTGAGATAGCGATAGCAACCGGAATACCGATGAGCGAATGGACTGACATCGACCAAGTCCTAACGGCGATTGAAATATTGAAGGAGCGGAATGGTGGTAGATAGTTCTCAACGCGTCATTCAATATGACACAAAAGAATTACGCCGCATTTCTTCCGTAATTAGAAAAATGGGAGAAGAAGCAAAGGATCAGGCGCGAGAAGTAACAAGTGCCTTGACTGAATATGCTGTCAAAGAAATACAATCAGAAGCTCGCCGCTATCCTCGGCCAAAACAAGCTACGCGTATAGCTGATGGAATCCGAATAAGTAAAAGTTCGGTGGTTGGTGAATTTGGCATTGGCTTTGCTTCAATCAAATTTTCGGGCGGAGCGACGTCTCAACTTCGAGAAGGCAGTATTCCGACAAAGGGAATTTTAGCAGGTGTCGAATTTGGAGCTCGTAAGCAAAAACACTTTTTACCGAGAACGCCTAAATTTGGATTACGCGGAAATACTGGTTATTTTATTTGGCCAACCCTTAGACGTATTCAGCCGGAAATTATAAAAAAATGGGAAGAAGCATTTTCAAAAGTGGTAAGGGAATGGGATAAGTAATGGCCGGAAATCGTACGCTAAAACTTTCTATTCTTGCCGACATTGACGACCTAAAAAAAGGATTGGCTCAAGGCGACAAAGAAATTGAAGGGTTTGGCAGTAAATTAGAAAAGTTTAGTGCCGCCGCAAAAGCGGCTTTTGTCGCGGCTGCCGCCGCTGCTGGCGCGTACGCTGTCAAGTTGGCAGTCGATGGAGTCAAGGCCGCAATCGAAGACGAAGCCGCCCAGCAACGTTTAGCAAATGCGCTCAAGAATGTCACCGATGCGACCGACGTTCAAATTGCCGCTATTGAAAAGCAAATCCTAAAGACTTCTCTCGCTACCGGAGTCGCCGACGATCAGCTTCGCCCTGCCTATCAGCGTCTCGCAATCGCAACCGGCGACCTAACTAAGTCTCAAGACTTATTGACTTTAGCCCTCGATATTTCTGCCGCTACTGGCAAAGACGTCGAGACAGTATCCAACGCGTTAGGTAAAGCGTATGAAGGTAATACTGGCTCCCTCACTCGTTTAGGCGTTGGTCTATCCGCCGCAGAAATAAAGACCCTCGGGCTTGAAGGCGCAATCAGCCAACTCAGCTCAACATTCGGAGGCGCGGCGGCAACTCAAGCCGACACTTTCCAAGGCAAAATCGCGAGAGTCCAAGTTGCCTTCGATGAGGCTAAAGAAACCCTTGGAACTGCGCTCCTTCCATTGATTGAAAAGTTCCTGACATTCATCACAACAACGGCGATTCCTAAACTCAAAGAATTCAAAGAAGCGGCTATTGATCCAGTCATCAAAGCCTTCAAAGACAATGAAGAAGCAATTCGCGGACTTTACAATTTCGCCAAAGACTTCCTAGTCCCCTTCATCACCTTTACTCTTGGCAACGCAATCTCGGGTCTCAGCAAAGTTGCTAGCGGTATCGTCCAAGCGGTCTCGATAGCTCTCAAAGCTCTTGAGCCAATCATCAACGCCGCTATTGCTGGAATCAATGCTCTGATTAGAGCAAAAAACGCCCTTACGACTGGCCCAGATACTCCGACAATCGGCCGAGTCAATTTTGGCGCATCAGGTGGCACAGGATCTAACACAGTCGCTCCGGGTGGCCTACCATTCGGCGGAACTGCCACAGGCGGCGGAATCACAATCACACCACCAACAATTACCGGCGGAACTATCACAGGCGGAGGCACTACTGGCGGCTCCTCAGGGACAATTACCCCACCAACTGTCATTCCAACTATTACTCCGACCCTCATCCCAAGCGGCAACGCAATCCCATCTAATTTCAATGTCGCAGGAGTACGAGCTGGCGAAGAACGCGACAATATTGTCATCAACGTCAATTCTCCAAGTGTCATTGATGAACAAGGATTTACTCGGGCAGTAATCGAAGCCCTAAATAATTCAGAGCGCCGCTCTGGCGGTGGAAGCAGCCAACTAATCCTATGACCCTTTGGAATCCTGTTTATCGAGTCAAAATCAATGGTTACACAGTAACCAGTTCGACCCTCAGCGGACTAACTATTACTTCGGGACGTTCTGATATTTACTCCCAACCAGTTGCTGGATATTGTAATTTCAGCCTTATTGAAACCAATGAGTCAAACGTTCCCTATCAAATCAATGATCCTCTTACTATTGAAGTCCAAGATTCTAACGGCGATTGGGTTAGCCTCTTTGGCGGATTTCTAAGCGACTTGTCAATTACAGTCGAAACTTCTGGCTCAACTGCTTTGAGTCAAAGAATTCAAATTGTCGGCGTAGGAGCTTTGGCTCGCTTGGCTCGAGCGGTTTATACCGGCAACTTCAATCATCAATATGATGGCGACCGAATTTATGAATTACTGAGCACAGTTTTATTTGATAGTTGGGACGAGGTTCCTTCTGGCGTCACTTGGAACGACTATGACCCAACGACCACTTGGGCCAATGCCGAAAACAGCGGTCTAGGCGAAATCGACCAGCCGGGCGATTATGAGCTTCATTCTCAATCTGGCTTGAACGATACTGTCTATAACCTAGCCAGCTCGTACGCCACTTCTGGTCTTGGCTATCTTTACGAAGATGCTCAAGGTCGAATCGGTTACGCGGACTCGACCCGACGAGGTCAATACCTCTCAGCCAACGGATATGTCGATTTAGATGGCAATCACGCAATCGGCCCAGCCTTGTCCATTACAAAGCGCGCTGGCGACGTCCGTAATGCCATTACCATCGCTTACGGCAACAACTCGGCCAGCAACGTCACAGACAGCGACCCGACCTCAATATCCCTATTTGGCCAATTAGCGGCCACAATTAGCACAACCCTTAGACAACAAGCTGACGCTCAAGCCCAAGCCGCCTTCTACCTGCTTATTCGCGCTTATCCTGAATTTGCTCTCAAGCAAATCAGTTTCCCTCTCGGTAGCTCTGAAATAGACGATGCTGATCGCGATGCCCTTCTCAACGTCTTTATGGGACTTCCCCTAAATATTGCCAACCTTCCAGCCAATATGCCTAACGGCGAATTTCAGGGATTCGTCGAAGGTTGGACTTGGACGGCTGGTCTCAACTCGCTCAACCTAACTCTCAACATCTCGCCGGTTGCTTATTCGCTCCAAGCTTTTGGCTGGGATGACGTTCCAGTTGGGGAGACTTGGAATACCATTTCGCCCACATTGGACTGGCTCAACGCTACAATAGTCGCCTAGAAGGAGAACTAACTAATGGCAAATACAACGAACTATAACTGGGAGACGCCTGACGATACAGATCTCGTCAAGGATGGCGCGGCCGCCATTAGAACTCTCGGATCGGCAATCGACACAACAGTTTTCAATAATGCTTCTGCCGCAGTCGCTAAAACTGTCGTCGATGCGAAAGGTGATTTGATTGCTGGCACGGCGGCAGATACAGTCGCAAGATTGGCAGTTGGATCAAATAATACTGTTTTGACAGCGGACAGTAGCACAGCTACCGGTCTGAAATGGGCCGCTCCGGGTGCGAGCGTTCCAGCAAATGCTTCGGCAACAGTCACTACGTTACAGACTACGACTTCCGACACTTACACCGATTTGGCAACTGTTGGCCCAGCTGTGACTGTAACTACCGGGACAAAAGCATTAGTTATCGTCAGCGCACAAATGAGAAATGACACTACTAATAGAGTTTGTTATATGTCTTATGAAGTCAGCGGAGCCACATCCGTAAGCGCATCCGATCAAGTTTGTTTATTGTTCAAAAATGAGTCTTCGAGTGGAAGCCAAGATCTGCGCGCAAGTGCCGCTTCGGTAGTCACTCTAACGGCTGGCTCGAATACATTTACGGCAAAATATAAAGTCAATGCCAATACTGGCACTTTTATCAATCGGGAAATTTTTGTTATAAATTTAGCATAAGGAGTAGAAATGATCACTACATCAAAAGAAATCAATTTAGATCAACTTGACAAGGAATTGGGTTCTCAGGGTCTTTGTGGAGATTTCAACGATCCTAAAAATAAAATTATCAAAGTAGCCGATAATTCAACAGTTACAGATGAAGAATTGGAAGCGGCTATTGCGGCTCACGTCGCTGGGCCAAGCCAACAAGAAATAATTATGCTCAATCGCGAACAAGGTTTAGCTAAGTTGAAAGAACTTGGTTTCACGGAAAATGAAATCAAAGCACTTCTAGGTTCTTTGTAATCAATGGCTAAACTTTGTAAAGCTGGAATCCAATTACGCGAGCAAATTGACGACGATTATCCTGATCGCGACCGCCGCTCTGATGGTTGGATTGCTGATGCGCGTCATTTGGCGAAAGGCAATTCAGACCATATACCAGTCGATGGAATAGTTCGCGCAGTAGATATTGACGCCGACTTATCGGCTCATAAAGAAGAAGCCTACGCGTTAGTTGAGAAGATTCGTAAGTGTGCCAAGCAAGGCGACAAGCGAATCAAATACATTATCTTCGACGGCAAGATTATGAGCTCCACTTTGAATTGGAAGCGCAGAAAATACAGAGGCCCAAACCCTCACAAGTCGCAT